AACCTCCGTTAACACGCTTGCAGGAAAACATAAAAACGGAAAAACACCGTTCCGAGGAAACTACGCTGGAATCGGTTTCACGTACGACGAAGAAAAAGACGTTTTTATTCCACCCAAACCTTCATACGAATCGTTTGTTCTAGATGAAGAAGAACACGTGTGGATGCCACCTGCCCCCTATCCGGATGACGGACTTCACTACGAATGGGACGAAGATTCAGTCACATGGATCCGTGTTGTTCAAGGTCCAACCACACCGAAACCTTCAAAAGGTGACTGGGAATGGCATGAACAGAAACAGATGTGGGTTCCAGTCTGACACCTATCAGGCGAACTGAACTTGCTGCGCCCACACAGTAAACGCAGCCGAACCGGTCTTCACAATAGTGAACAGGTAGATGTCGTTGCCGTTGGCGTTCCCAGCGCCGGGCGATGACCCGCCAGCCCACTTCGGAGTAACCGAAGAACCATCAATCTGGAAAGCAGTCGGATAGTACGGCGTCGCACCATTCGTGATCGCAACCGCAACAGAAACCGACTCACCAGTAACCAACATGCTGTCCAGCGTCGTTGACGAATCGCCACGGAAATTCAACGAAAAGTTCGTGGTCGCATTAGACGTGAAATACCGTGCGGCAGAAGTAACTATGTCAATGTTTTGAGATGAACTTGGTGCGCTCGCGCTGATCGTCCACTGCTCCAACGGGCTTTTCAACGTCACGTCGTTGGCTGCTGAACCAGAAAGCGTTTTGTTCGTCAACGTGTCGGTGGTGGCACGCCCCACAAGCGTGTCGGTAGAAGTCGGCAACGTGAGAGTGCCAGTGTTAGAAATTGTCGCAATCACCGGCGATGTCAACGTCTTATTTGCTAGCGTTTCCGTTCCCGTCAACGTTGCCGGAGTAACACCAGAAACGATCTCAACCCACGACGAACCAGTGTTTGAGAAATACAGTTTCGAAGCGGTGGTGTCATAGAACAGTGCCCGCTCGTACCCGGTGTTTGGCAGCGTCGGAAGACTCGCACCAGACTCAAACTTGGCAACCAAAAGTTCAATATTCCCGTGCGAAGTGGTCATCTGGGTCCGGGTAAACGGATCAGAGTCATCAGACCACTGCGTCAACGTGAAACGGGTTGTTTGAGAAACAGTCATCATTTACTCCATGAGATGAGACGCCAACCCCAATAATACCCCACCCGTCAAGGTGTCTGGCATTCCAGACGCCCACAATGCTATGATCTGAGGATGACCTCAGCAAACGTCGATTTGGAAGCCGTCATCAACGATCTCGCCGACAAGGTGAAGAAACTCACCGTTGAAAATTCGATGCTTCGCACCGCCCTCAACAATGAACTTGCCGCCAAGGCTGCATCTCAAACGGAGCAGTCAGGTGCCGACAGTTGAAGATCTGACCGATCCGGCACCAGATCCCGGGCCGTGGGACTGGAATAACGAGGGTGTCGTCATCCTCAAAAACTTCCTGCCCGAAAACTTGATGGAAGCCTACGAGGAATGTTGGCTCAGGGAAAACGGGAGTGTTGGCAGGGTGATGGGATGGCCAGACCCGATCCCGTACACCCGTCACAAAGAAATCCGCGACATTTTGCTGTACCAGCCGCTCGTTGACGAAATTGAACGGCTTATCGGCGAACCACCCGGACTTCATCTAAATCTCACCGGATGGGTTTCCACGGAACGCGACTGGCATCAAGACACCTACCTCAACCCGCCACACGTAGGTGACTCCTACGCCGCCGTCTGGATCGCATTCGATGACATCCACCCAGACTCCGGACCGTTCCAATACATACCCGGATCACACCGCTGGCGGCAAGTAACACGCAGCAAAGTGATGGCACACCTCAACCCCGAAGAACGCGATCATCGTTGGCCAAAATTCAGCGAACGCCTACTCACCCCGATGTTCGAACAAATGATGATCGACAACGGCACACCCCACATCGACTACCTTCCAACCAGAGGTGACGTACTGATCTGGAACGGGCGGCTACTTCACCGTGGCTCCACCGCCAACACCCCCGGCATGGAACGACGCGCACTCATCGCCCACTACACCGGCATCGAACACCGACCAGAAATGCCAAAAGCAAAAAAGGCCCGCAACGCCGGTTACTACTTCCCTCTGGAGACAAACCTTGACCTCTACTACGGCCCTGAAGACAATCGCTGAATCACTCAACGACATCACAACACGGCACCTTCCCAAAACAGCAGTCCTTTACTGCTGCACGGAATGTGTCGTCACATGGATCAACGACGAAAAATGCTGGTGCTGCGGCAATAAAGCAGTAGTGTTAGCAAAACCGCTACATCGTCAAGGTTTAGACATCCCCAGAAGCAAATCACTGACCCTGCTCTCCGCCGATCACTACATCGACAACGAAGAGTTCGCGTTCTACTTCAAAGAAAGATACTCATGCGTAAGACCAACGGAATGAAAAAGCCGTCAGAACACAAATTTTTGAACGCAGGCTGCGGCACATGGTACGCACAAGGATGGACCAACGTCGATATTTGGGAGGATGACAACACCAAACCCGACATCGTTGCCGAAGCAGGGAAACCATACCCGTTCGAAGACAACGAATTCGACGCCGTATACCTCGGCCACGTCCTAGAACACATCGACTGGCACGGAGTCGAACCATTCCTTCGCGACATCAACCGGGTCGCGAAACCCGGCGCACCCATCCTCATCACCGGACCAGACGTACTCAAAACCATCCAACTGTGGGCCGACGGAAAAGAACCATGGCACATGGTGCTGTCCACCATGGAGCACCAAGACATCAACTACCAGCCCGCCCGCGAACACGAATGGTGGGACGGCGCAACCCACCACTGGAACTGTCATCACGATCGCCTCGTCTCCATCCTGCAAGCCGTCGGATTCAACGATCCGCAGGACTACTACGAACGAATCCCCAACAACCCGTCCCAAAAATGGTGGATAGACGACACCGACAGCATCGAATGGCCAGTCGTCGGCAAACACCACTGGCAACTCGCCATCAAAATCTACGCCTTCTAAGGTTGTTGACACGGTAATCACATCCGTGTAATGATGTGAACCATGGTCGGGTACAGCAACGAACTTTTCCAACGGGAAGCAACCATCGGGCAGACATACGCCGAGAAGGTTGCCGCAGAACTACAAAAACGAAAAATCCCGTGCTACGCAACCGAACTGGAATTCGCCAAAAACGAGGCTGACCGCAAACGGTTCGAAAACGAACAAGACGTAATTCTGACAACCCAGACCGGCTGCATCGAAGTGAAATCACGGCGGCTCGTATTCCGCAACGATCCGACGACCTACCCGTACGGAACGGCGTTCGTGGACACCGTGATCGGATGGGACAAAAAGAACCCACGCCCGCTAGCCGTAGTTCTCGTCAGCCAAATCACCGACGCAATGCTCGTAGTACCCGTGAGCACCCAACCGAAATGGACACAACACGCCGCGTTCGACCGCGTACGCCAAATCAACGAAAACTGGTATCAGGTGAAACGTTCAGATTTGAAAACGTTCAACGAACTTGTTTTCTGGCTGAAGGATCGTCATGA